TCCATAGTCTCAATGTCTTTTTGTAATTCATAAAAGTCATTAATACCACGCCCAGTTTCCTGCTTGTACTTTAAATACTTAGATACATCTTCCGGTAACTCAGCGTTTGCCTCTTTTTCCGCAAACAATTCATCAACAGAAAGTATATCCTTGTTATATCTATTCTTTATATATGAAAGAATATCTTTTTCTTCTAATTCTTTTTTAGTAGTCGAAACCTCTGTATCTACTAAATCGTTTCCACCTTCAGGATCACTAGTGACGGTCGTGTCACTTGTAGCTTCTCCAGTGTTACTAGATGTGGTTTGATTCCCTCCATCAACAAAACTTACCCTATCAATACCATCATCTTTTTCTTCCGTAGGTTCGTATTGATCTTCGTGTTTTTTTAATAAACCCTCTTCAACTTCTGCTCTTGATTTTTCTTCAGCGTTTGCCTCTACTGCTTTTACTTTCATTTGATTTGATTTTTACAAAGTTAATACTTATTTTACTATTTATCTAGGGTCAAATTCAGCCAAGTCAAAACCATCCAAACTATCCTCATTTGATTCAAAATTGATAGAAGGTAAATCCCTCTTTTTTTGTTCAATCATTTTTGAGGTCTGAGTTGATTGCTGATTTATTCTTCCCGATTTTGCTTCTTCACGATTATCTTCCCTTGATTGTAAGCTTTCTTGCTCCACACCCTTTAAAGACATTTGCATCTGAAATTCAACCTGCATCAAGTCTTGTTTTAACTGAGCCTCCATCTGCAATTTCTGTATATCAAAAGCAATCTCTGCTTCCTTCACAGCTATTTTAGATTGAGTGTCAGATTGATTTGTTTGCATAGCTAACTGAGCTGTAGCTTGTTGCGCTTGCATCTGCATCTGAGCTTGTTGCTGTTGCTGCTGAATTTGTTGTTGCTGCTCCGCAACCATCTTAGCCTTACGTTTAACCTTTAATAATTGGTTAGCCATTTTTAAGTTTGCAATCTCACGAATATCAATAGCATCTTCAAGATTTATATCCTGCCTAGATAAAGCCATCTGTATATTCTGTTCAAGCATAGCTTTTTCCTCTTCGTCAGGAGCCATTTCTATAAATATACCAAAGTCATGAAGGTACAAATCCTTAATGTCTTCTAGTATGCCTAGATTATATTTTCCAATTTGCATAGCAAACTCATCTTTAAAATCAGCATACTCTAAAATATCAGAAGTTCTAATGGCCAAGCATTCTGCCATTGTTCTTGTAATGTATAGACTTGCATTTAGAATATGTCTAGTAGCTACATTAGAATTTAATGCTGCTAATTTCTGAACACCAACTAAAGAATTAGGGTCAGGACTTGATCCATCCCTAGCCTCATTTAATCCAGTTACAGATCTAATCATATCTAAATAATGATTATAATTAGTAATTAGCATTTGCATTTTACTAGCTCCACTACTTGATGTTAATTGTGTAATAGGAACTTTTGCATTATTGTATTCACCATCCTGCGTGTAACTCCTACCAATAACACTACCCGTTTGAAAATATAATCGAAGCGCGTCTTCAGGATTGTAGGCTTGACCATTACCAAGGTCTACCTCATTCAAACCATCAGCATCAATAAAGACACCGTCAGGAACAACACGAGAAACTACTTGTTGTATTTTTAAGTGAGTAATCTGAATCAAGTCAGCAAAAGGAATCATCCTTCTAACTAAAGACTCCAAAGAACCCTTGTACATTTTTGGCGCACAAGCTACATAATTAGGATGAGCATATTGACTTGCCGATTTTGGTCTAACCATATTTTCACCCAGTTTCCACTGAAGCATAATATTAGTTCCCATAACCATAATACCATCATACCAAACATCTATTGTTTTTGTAACTCTTTCAAAACCTTGCTCTTCCATCATTTCTGGTGGAGGATTAAAGTTCTCATCTCTTTCAGACATCTTAAATGTTCCGTCAGACATTTGCTTCTTTTTATACACAAAAGTATGTGTTGTTTTGTAATTGAAATATAACAACGTAGCAGTTTCGTTAGAAAATATACTATTTTCATGACCTTGAGCAGAATTATACTCATCATACCATGACTGATTATATTTAGAAATTTCACCAAGATCATCGTTTGTAAGGTCTGGATCTATCTTTAGTAACTCATTGATTGGCACAGTTTTAACTTCTCCCCAATAGAAACAATCCTTAAAACAAGGGTCTTCAGTATAACTGTAAACTACGTTTGACGGATCCACATAATCAAGCTTAACACCTGAACCAGGTAAGAACATATGCTTACTAATACCAATACCTAATGTTGTAATATCATAGTCAACTCTTCTTCTAATATCATTATAATGGTTTGCAGAAAACTGAGTATCTATAGCTTCCTCCTCCGCTATCTCAATTGCTGGCTTGTACTTCATTTGCATAAAAAGCTCTAACTCTTGATCGTTGTCAGGAAGTTCAGACTCTTCAGTTTGAAACACATCAACACCAAAATCTTTTTCAATTTGCTTCAGCAAAGGCCTAGCAATCATATCACCTTCTACAATTTCTTGAAACTGATTTCTTTTTTCAGCCGAAAGAGCATCCTGAGCAACAGCTTTTACTTTAAATAATCTGTCGTTCATTCCGTTAACAACAACGTCAACAAATTTTGGTATGATAGGAACTGGAGTCCAGTCTAAATTTAAATGACTTAAATCACCATTAATAGCAAATTCATTTTTGTATTTACCAATAGGCTGTTCACCTCTTGCATATAATCTTAATCTATTAAACTCTGCTTTTTGAGAATAAAACCTACAAGAACCAGAGTCCTGTCTAAACCATTCATATTGTATAGCCTTTCCTATTGATAGCCCATACTCCATTGAATCTTTTACGGAATCTGAAGCAAACTGATCTGGGAAAGCAGCTGAGTTAACTTGTATCTTTATGTCTTTCATTTATTTAAGTAATTGACTAACTGAATTCTTGTTATTATATGTAGCAAAGCTAACGCTTATTTTTGTTTTTTCTTGAGTAGGAGTATACAGGTGCTTTTGATTTGCCATAATAGCTAACCCCGAACTTATAGAAGCGTCAAATTTTGTTCTATTATTTATATCAAATTTAGCCCAATCTTCTAAAGTTTTTTGAAAATACATTATTCCCATATCTTCACTATCTCTATAATTACCAGCTATATCAAGACCTACATGCTTCTCTATATACGACTCTATTGCAGAAGCGTGAGATTGTTTTACATCTTCACTTGAGTTAGGTATTCCTCCTAATTCTTTTTCTGTTTTAGATAATTTATTAAATGTTTTATCAGGTCTATTTATACTAAACCCTCTATAACCTCTGTTTTTAAAATGATATAAAAGTCGAGGTTTATTATTCTCAACCAATATTGGCATTCCAAAAAACACGCAAGCCATAAGTACTTCTTCGAAAAATATCTCAGCAGTCTGTGGTCTCGCTATGTACTCTAGAAAGAATTCATTACTTGGTGCGTTATCCATATTAAACTTAGTCAATCCATGCAACGCACCATTTGACCCAGTACCGACAACAACCCCAGAAATATCATATGAATCACATCCAAAAGACCCAATATGCTCATTGCCAGGATACTTCTTTCCGTTTTTTATAATAACATTATTCTGTAATCTACTTTCAGGTAACCAAGTTACGAAAAATCTACCTCTTTTATCAGGCGACCATATTACCCTACTATCTTGTATTCCATTATGCCAGGAAAATGAACCCTGAGTCATATTCTGACCCATTATCAATGAATCATTATAGTCAATTTGCTGATATATTTTAGTAAGATTAAAAAGAGATTGTTTGCTTTCATCTCTAAAAGCGTGAGATTCTGTTCTAGGAAATTGTCTATAAAATTCATTTAAAGCATCCGGATCGTTAGCCAAAGAGTCCACTTCGTTTTGCCAATAATTAATTGCTCCTTGGTGGATCATCTCACCATCAATACCTTTTACAGGTTTTTTAGGAGTTCTAAACACAGGCATACCATAGAGGTCAATAAAACCTTCCATATTCCACTCCATTGGAATAAACAAATTAGACAAACCGCTTTTTGTTTGACCATTTGAATTTCGGTTTTTTGAATCTGAATCTCCGTAAAGTTTCTTGAAGTTTGCGCCACCTTTATTCAAAGCATTAGATGTAGAACCCATCATACACTTTCCGATAACCTTACTACCTAAACGTAAACATGTCTTTGTTACCCTCCAGTTGTTTAATATATTATCTGGACGTTCCCATTTCCCTGACTCATCATGTACAAGTAGTTTTAATTTTTCACCATCGTAACTGTTATCTCCTGTATTTCTCCAGTCAATAGTTGTATCCAAGCCTTCAAGCTCTTGCTCTTCAATTAGATACATATTTTTTTTAGTAATTTTAGAAGCAGGAACCCTATATGCTAATTCAGTTTTAGGCTTATCCATACCATCCTGTATCGGCTTAAAAAAGAATGGATAGTTATTCGAAATAGGTACAACCTTATCTGTAAACATTTTTTTTGCATCCGCACCACTTTTTGAAAGTATACCAATTCTAGCATCTTTTGTTATTGTTCCAATATTAGCACACTCCTCACTTCCCATGTAGGAAAATCCTGAACGTCTAATTTTTAAATAACAATTACCAAAACTTCTTTTATCAGCTTTACACGCTTGCCAATGTATATAAAATATTCTATTTGCTTCCCGAAAATCAGGAAGACCTACATCAATTTTAGTGTGCTGAATATACATCCAATGAGATCCAGTTATATAAGTAGGCTCTCCATTATTCATGAACCAAAAGCCATTCTCCCTATAATCAAATTGCTCTTCAATATAGTCAACCCATTTATCCTTGAAGGATGATGGAGAACCGTGCCATTGAAAAATAGATTTTATTTTAGATAATTCTTTTGGCAACTCTTTAGGTTCCCAGTATTGATCTTCTTTTTTATCAGACCTTTTAAAGACTTCACCTGATAACTTAGGTAGTGCAACATTCAATCCCTGTATACTGAGAACCTGGCCAATCTGACCAGTCTTTGATATAACCACAAAGTTATATTTTTCGTTATATCCGTAAGTCCAAGTCTTAGCTTTATTCTTAGTAGCTAATACATTTTTTGGAACAACGTTTACAAGCTCTCTATATATTTCGTTAGGTTGATCTTGATTCTGCAAATCCTTTTGGTATATTATCTTTTTTTCTATCCACTCCCTCTAAGGAGTCCTTTTCCTGTTCTATTCTTTTTAGTATTTCGAAAGCATCGAATATAGCAAGCTTTTTTGTAGCGGCAGCATTCTTTAATTTATCTGCAGCAAGCTCGTCATCCTCCCCGTACTTTATTATTTTTTCTTTAGCAACCTGAATCAACTGTTGAACAGCTTGCTCACCTGCCTCAATAATCTGTAACTTTATTTTATTTACATCCATATCTTACTACAAAACTACAGTAATGTTATCTGTAAACATCCTGTAAAGCAACTCATCGTCTACCCTAAACTCATACTCCGAATCAGGCTGGTATAAGACAGTATCTCCTACCTTTACTCCCTTATCTATTAGTTCTTGGTTTATGTACTTTACAACCCCTGTAAGAGGCTCATATTTACAAGTCTTTTTTAAATAAGATTCTTTTACTTTTAAAGGTTTTACAAAACAGTACTTACTATACCCCTTCCAGCCCTCATCATTCTTGTACATATAAAATTGATCCATATCTACAAAAAATAAATCATCTTTAAAAAAACTTTTTCCACTTTTTCTATTTCCATACATATCGTTATAAAACTTAAATACGTTATGATGAACAAGTAGTGTGTCTCCTTTTTTAATTGGCCCATTATATTTCAAAGGTGTGGAAACAACTGTGGCAAAACGGTTAGAGGATTTATGGTCTTCCTCAGAAGAACTCATAATAAATTCAACGTCTCCGTATTGTTTTATATTATCATACCTCCTACCATTGTATGGTTGGACAATAAAACTATATGGTGATTGCATTGTATTTTATTTAATTTTTAACTAAAGCATCTTCAGACTCTTCTTCAGAAGTATTGCTATCAGAGATATTATCATATTTATCCTTATACGAATCATACAAAATATCTTTCCAGTCTCTAATCATTTTTAAAAATTTATATTATATTCTAAAGAAATAGGAAGAGTGGCTTTAAACTCCTTCCAAAGCAAAACCTCATCTCCCTTAATAATCCAAATTTTATATGAATCAATATCGTAAATAATGTGACGTATAAGATATGAACCACCAAGAACATTCTGACCAACAATGTAATGCATTGCCCCCGACTTGTAATCTGCTCCAATAGAAATTTTTCTTATATCCATTATAATTACAATTACAAGATTTATTTTACTTCCTCAAAGTCAATAGCATCATCTGTCGTTTCTGACTCAGGATCTTTTACCTCTCCAGTTTCTAAATTAATTACTGCATTTTCACCAAACTCCTTCATTAAAATTTGTTCTTGTTCAGCAAATTTTCTCTGAACTTCCTCCAATGCTTTAATTACTGAAATCTTCTTAATTTCACAATCAGCAATATCAATTTTTGATTGATTAAAATCTTTTTGTAAACCTTGTAATAACTCTAATTGTTCCTTGCTTAAATTTTTTGACATTTGATTTGATTTAAATTATGAATATTTAACAACAAATATACACTTATTTTCTATACTAACAATTACTCACCTTCAGTAACCGGAGGCACCGGTTCACCAATAGTTAACGTAACTGTTACCGGATTAATCAAAGAATCTATCTGAGAAGCAATACTAGACTCTATACTATTAACTTGATCTTCACCCATAGCTGCTTTTGTCCAAGATACAACCTCTTCATTTGTTATATCAGAAAACGGTATAAAATCTACAATAGTACTTGTATTTAACACCTGTGTTCCAATAGTTGTAATAGAGTAAGCGTTACCTTCTGGGTCTTCGTTATCTAAAACACCTGTTACTATCCAATGTACATTGTAAACTACATCCGAATCTTTATCTTTTTCTACGTAAGCATCTACAGTCCTACAATTCCAATCGTAATTTATCATAATTTTTATTTATTAATTAACCATTTATTTTTTAGAGGTATATATAAAACTCCTCCATCGTTTAAATTTGTTGTAAGAAATTTAGAAGTTAAAGCTTGAACCTGTTCATCACTCATTTCATCTTCATCCCAAATTGTATCTATAATTATTAAATCATATTTTTCTATTGTTGTGTAATCAAATATATCACTTTTTATAATAGCTATATCGCTATTCAAGTGACCTGAAGAAATATTATAATCTATAATTTCTTGATCGATTTCTACAACATCTATTTTACTACACTTATTTACTTCAGATAAAGTCTGAGGGATTAAACCGAAACCTAATCCCGCAATTAAAACTTTGTCATGTGTAAAGTCTTTAAAAAAGCCTTTATATAAATAATCACAATCCGAGCATTTTCCTAATATTATTTGGGTATAATTAATATCGTTTTTCAATGCCATGCCGTTAGGGAATACCATTTGAGTAACTCCTTTATGACTCTTATAGACACTAAAGTTAGTGCCTATATAATCTTGTAAATCACTATCTATAAATTTCATATTATATTTTTTATGGACACAGAATCGCTGATGAAACTACCCCGCTTGTTATTCTACTAGCAGCCATCGCATTACCTGCATTAACGCTATAGTATCCTTTATATCCAGCCCAGGCAGCTGCTGTTGTTCCTGCAGCATCTGTATAAACGTGATCTCCATTCCCTGGGAATCCAAATGCCCCATCGTGCCATAACTCCTGAGCAACTGGTTCTCCACAGACAGAAGATGAAAATTTACTTGTCATTAATGTTCCATAAATCTTAGTCAAAGTAGTACAAGTAAAAGTAGATGCAATAGTTCCTGCTGTTCCTGTTATTCTAAAGCCTCCACTAGAGGATGTTAAATAATAACCTGCCGCTAAAACTGTTGTTTGATTTTGATTGATATAACATTCATCCCCTATAGCTGGAGCAGATGCTGATCCGTTATGGTAATACGTTTGACTAATTTTAGCTGAACATGCATTTGCTTCACTAGGTTGAACAGTTGAAGAATTAAAAGGTGTTATTCCCGTAGTACAGTCTTGATCATATCCATACCAATCTGAAAAATTATATGGAGGATATACTCCATCAGATTGACAAGCAACAGTTATATCATCTTCAACATCTGTCGTGTCATATGTTGTATCCCAAGTTCCTCCTGTTTGATCCGCTAACTCCCTCCAAGGGTATCTTGTAGTGCTATCTATTGTTATACTAGAGTTAACACCCGCCCCTAATACAAATACTTTAATACCTCTAAATACACAGGTAGCAGTTGTTATCTGAAGAGCATCGTAATCTGCTGACGTAAAAGCATCATCTCCTCCACCAGGAGGAGCGTCAGTAAGCATTATAATATATTTAGCCGCAGATTCTCTAAAATTATTTACAAAATTTGTAGAGTTAATAACTAGGTTAAGACCTATATCCATAGGTTCTGGTACTCCATTACCTTGTCCTAATTGAATACAAGAACCACCTGACACTCCTCCATTTAAGTTATCTACCGCTGTTGTAAAACTAGAACTGTTATTTGTTGATCCTACTGGGAACATTTCCCAAGCCGTTATGATTTGAAATAAATTTGTACTTCCTTCAATGTTATATTTTTGTGCTGTCGGTAAACTAGTATACTGAGTACATCCTGAATAAGTTGGAGTTCCACTTGTATTCTCATCAACGGTAATCATTGATAATCTATAGTTGCTGCTTGACTCTGTATTTATATGTGCTATTACAGAAGAGAGTCCGCTTTTTACTGTCTCGATCTGAGGCCCCATACTACCCGTGTAGTCAATTATAAATGACACATCTAATCCTTGTGAACAAGGTTCAACAGCACTATTATATAAACTACCAGAAGGGTTTGGTAAACAGTTTCTATTTAACGCAGGGTAACTTACTGTTGATCCGTGCGTATTACCGCCATTCACTATATCATACATAGCAATGGTACCCATACTCTGAGTACCATTGTAATCAGCATACTTAGCTTCTCTTGCCATTTTTAGCAATGTAAGTGTTCCTGTAGTAGGTACTGCCATTATAGTCTAGATTTTAATTCATCAACTTCTGCTTTCAATTCTTTAATAGATTCAATAAGTAATCCTACCATATTTCCATACGCTACAGAGTACTTACCTTCATCGTCCTGTTGCACGACTTCTGGAAGCACTTCTAATACTTCTTGAGCAATTACACCAATTTTAGTAGTTTTTTCCTCTACATCGTTCCTAGTGTACGAGACACCTCTCAGTTGAGTAACTTTATCTAAAGCATTCTCAATTGTTTCAACATTGTCTTTTACTCTAGCATCAGAGTATGCAATTACATCTCCTGTTGCTCTTATTGTTCCAGAAACATCTAGTTTGTAGGTGTTATTGGTGTTTCCTATAGATACGTTGCCCGCGGAGGTGATGCGCATTCTGGTAGTCAGCGTTGCTGCCGGAGTTGTTCTGGTGCTAAAATCTAAGCTAGATGCGTTTGAATAAATACTACTATATACTGTTGATATCTGAGCTTGGACAGCGGGGCCACTTGAAGATACATCTTCGCTATAAAATTCAATTTTTCCCCAAGGATTTGTAGTGTCGCCACTTCCAGTTGCCGCATTCCCAGAATCAGTAATACGGAAAGTAGTAGGTTTTGTTATTGGACTGGGGTCAGCGCCCGCATTCCCACTTATTTCCAATAAAGCATCCGGACTCGAAGTCCCAATCCCGACGTTACCTGATGAATCAATACGCATAGATTCAGTTGGATTCGCATCTCCTTTTCTAGTGTGTATTGAATAAGCAGCTCCTCCTGTTATATTATTATTAGTTCCCTGTACTTGAACATAAGCAGCATCTTTTATAGTTCCTACTGAATCAGTAAGCCTATAAATCATAGCAGACCTCTTAGATCCACCACCTATATTTGTATTTGTTAACGTTAACATATCCCCATAATTTGGAGAATCAATTGATAACTCCAGCTTCGTATTAGGACTAGTCGTTCCGATCCCTAAATTACCATTATTTAATAAAGTAATTTTCTGGCCTTGCTGAGTGTTCATTCTAACCGCAGCTTGAGTAGCGCTACTTGTCCACGTTCCTCCAGTAAGAGTTAATATTTGATCAACACCTGTGATATACTGGTATGAAGTGTTTCCAGATGAATATCTCCAACCTATTTTATCAGTAGTTCCTATAAGTATATCTCCATTAACATCCAATTTAGCCCCAGGACTAGTCGCCCCGATCCCTACGTTGCCATTAGTGTCAATACGCATTCTTTCGCTTGCACCACCAGATTCATTATATTTAGTTGTACCAAAAGCTAATCCACCAGAAGGTAATGACCCTCCATTTTCATTGATAGACTTTATAAATCCTGTAATATAAGGAGCGTTCCCACTAGTATCCTTTGTGTAGAACTGAATCTCTCCGTTTATAGCTCCGTTCACCCAGGAAGCAACAGCTGTTCTATTAGTTAATCTTAATATAGGAGGATCTGCTACAGCTGGGTCTGTTGAGTTCTCTCCACTTTCTATATCTAAAATCGTGGCAGGATTTGTTGTACCTATTCCAAGGTAACCTTCTAATGTAAGTCGCATTCTTTCAACCTCATTAGTGCCAAAAGTCATATCAGATATATTATGTTGATACCTTATAAATCCTGAATAAACTTTATTTTCAGTGGCGCCATCAGCAAAGTATATACTGCCATATCCACTAGAAGCCGTTGATAATATAGTTATACCGTTGTTACCAGATAAAGAACCTACTACTAAGTTATTAGCATCTGCACTGTAGTCTGAAGGATTTGAATTTCCAATCGCTACATTACCTGAACCAGAGCCATAGTAAACATCTTGACCGCTTCTCTGCCAGTTGTTAACCTGAGTATTTGTGTTAGTATACGTTAGAGTTCCAAAAGCAGTGGTTTCCATACTTATATCCCATCCATCTTGCCAAGTTGATGCTCCAACGTTATTAAAACCAGCTTCAAAGTCTGTAACATATACTTTAGGATATTGCCAAGATGAAGTTAATTCTCCTATATATATACAACATTTAGTGCCATCGTGACCCATCCTAACCGTAAAGTTTCTATCAAGGTTAGCTTGAGACTCTATATACGCAAACTGTGCTAACCAAGCACTTCCGCCGCTATAATTATAACCACCACATACCAAAGTAAATGACTCATTTGTCGTGTACTCATACACTTTGATAGTCATTCGCATCATTGTATTAGTCCAAGAAACGGGTAAAGTAATTTTTATAGCTCCAATTGCGCCTGCGTTTCCTAGAGCAATATTAGAACCTCCACCTGGGTATGATAATTTAAGACCATCAGTATCATTAGAAAATCCTTGACTTGCTCGGACACCACCATCAACACCTAGTTTAGCACCAGGAGTAGTAACCCCAATACCTAAATTTCCGTCAGGAGTAAGACGCATTCTTTCACTTATTCCAGAATCATGACTAGCTGCAGTTTTAGTTGAAAATATAAGATTTTGTCTATAAGCTCCATCATCAATAGCAGCAATTTGGGTTGTTATAGGCTGAGCAACAGTTGATGCTTTAAGATTAAAATTTATTTTAGAACCAGTACCTCCACCTCCATTATAACTAAGAGATAAAACAGAAGTGTCAGTAGAAAATATTTCCAAATCACCCACCGGATCCGCAGTTCCAATACCAACTTTAGCAGATCTTAATGTCAAAGTTTGAGTAGCCGTTCCGGCTTTCATTGTTGAAAAATTTAACGAACCTTCTTCTGACCCATCAGTTGCGACTTCTGCTTTTGCTGTTAATATAACATACCTAGTATCTTGACTAGCAGAATTAAATCCAGCAAAATCAAAAATAGAAAGCTCCTCTCCTGCAACAGGAATAGCATTATGTTTAATCCTAAAATAACTTCTATCACTAGAAGCACCAGAAAAAAGCATTTGAGAATTACCCTGAACAACATCAAGGATTCCATCAGGAGTAGTAGTACCAACACCAAGTCTACCACCTTCGCTAATTCTTACTTTTTCAGAACCGTTAGGAGAAAAAGTTAAATAACTACCACCAGCAGTTGAACCTAGATCAACTCTATGTTTAGCCTGCTCATCATTAGGGGCACCGTGAACTCTAAGATGCGCGTTATTACTAGTTGCAGATAAAAGAATAGCAGAATTAGGATTACTATCAGGAAGATTGTCATCAAAACTATTATTTACTGAAATAGCAACATCACTATTATTAACGCTATTTTGTACCTGTAGCTCGTGACTAGGGCTGGAAGTTCCAATACCAACTCTTCCAGATTCAGTAATACGCATTGACTCAATAAAATCAGACGTGTTTGACTGTCTAAATATTGTACTAGCCCTTACCCCTGCAATACCAATTGCATTAATAACAGAAGACCCACCACTGGTTCCTAGCTCTAAGTAATTTGTATGAGATGTTGACCTACCTATTCTTAATGTAGCTAGATTCGACTCAGAGCTATTTAACTCTAAAGTTACAGAAGGTGTTGTAACACCAATTCCTACATTACCTTCGTTTATTTGTATTACTGGAGTTGTTACGTTTGCCATAATTTATGATACTGAATTAAATTGTCCTTGAACAGTAAATGTTATTACACCTGTAAAACCAACAGGTGCCGATGTATCTGTGTGCCTTAATTGAATTATAAAATTTGCTGGATTACTTGATGGTGGATCTACTATCTGAGCTATTATCTGATCAGTTGAATCCGAAGTGTTGTCGTCTTGCCTAATAATCATCCCAGGCTCAGCATGACCCCCAGCACCATTTTGAAGAAAAAATTCGCCCCTGTAAGCAGCCGTACTATGACTTGGCCAATCACCAAAACAAGTTACTGTTACGTAACACCCAGTATGGTTAGATAAGTTTACAGTGCAAACTGTGGCAAAGTTTTGACTTATAGTAACATTCTTTGAACGAACAACAAAAGTACCAGGTAAAGTTTTACTATCAACATAAGCCTTACTTGCCGCATCTGTATCTGCAACTGGAGTTTCAGGAATTGTAACCTGTCCAGAGAATTTACCTGCACCGTCTACATCTAGCTTTGCGCCAGGACTAGTAGTCCCAATACCTACGTTACCGTTTTTTATATTAAATTCCTGGGTATCGGCATCTCTACCTATTGAAAATGTATCATCAGCATAGACCCCTAAATCATATGACCCTGACCCCGATTGACCCAAACGTATTTGAGCTTCATTTTCAGAGTTTAATACGTGTAATTTTTTAGTAGGGCCACTAGTTCCAATACCTAGATTACCATTTACTATGTAGTGGTTTTGGTTATCTCCATTAAACACAACATTAACAGCTCCAGCGCTACTATAAAGCAACAACTGACCGTCAGTATTAGCTCCGCCATCACCTAAATACACGACAGGTTGTGTTCCGTTATTTATTCTAATAGATTTATCTGCTCCTTCAATAAAGACACTACCTTTAAACGTAGCGTTAGTAGAGAATTCAGCTTCACTAGCAATCTTAACTTTATAACCACTTCCAGCAGCTAAATATAATTCACCAGAATTTGTAGCATGTTCGTTTCCAAATAATTGAATAACCGCACCCCTTGATCCAGAAGCAGAACCACCACCGTAAAGTTTAAATACCTGATTATCATTTCCATCAGAAGTACTAAGCCCAATACTTGGATTGTTTTTAGAAAAGATTATATTACCCCCAAAAGTAGCGTTATTTGCTACACTCATTAATCCTCCTAAAGTTACGTTTCCTGCAAAAGACAGACCGCTTGAACTCCCTCCAATTGAACCATACAAGGTAGAACCGTCTGAACCAAAAAATTGCAAAAACCCTAACCCATCAGACCTACCAATTATATTTAAAGCTTGAGCGTCTGGTGCTGTTTGTAAAGTTAAAGCAGCGCCAGAACTGAGAGTACCAATTCCCACATTACCATCTACTGAAAATCCTGATAACCACGTAAAAGCCATAAAATATTTTTAATTATTTAATTATCTGTAAATAAACTTCTACAGCGTTTGCAGCCAAAGCTGTTGTCGTTGTTAAAGTAATTGTATTTACAGTAGTTCTTTCAACATCCATATACACTGTGTCATAAGGAGTTCCAGCCCTTACCGTCTGTACGGCTATTTTTCTTGTATTATAATTATGAGTTATAGTATAGCTCGTTGCAGTACCATCACCTATTAATACGGTATCACTATTGTCAGCAACACAAGTTTGAACTGCTGTGCAAAAATCACTTACTTGAGAAGCAGTAATATTAATATCTACATCAGATGCTGCAGTTATAATACCTTCTTTACTAGTGGTAATGACATTTGATTTGCTTGCTGAGCCTTTAGTTCCTGCAACAGATCTATCAATTAACTTAACCCATCCATTTGCTGAAACTGTAAAGTTTTCACTATCAAAACCAGCTACACCTTTCTGAGTATCTCCATCCGTAGCTCCTGCGCCAGCGACATTGTCATCAGCCTTAACAGTAGTATAGTTAGAAATATCAGGACTTGAATTAGCTGCAATCGCATTGTTTGCAAATATAAAATTTCCTGGCTCTAAAGATTCACCCAAAAACTCACCAGCAACGGACACAACAAAATAATCACCTTGTTCTAAAGCAATATTACTACCTCCTTCTAAAGCAGGTGAATTTGCATCAGCATCATAAGATCCTTGAAACACTCCAACCCCAGCAATAAGTAATTTTACTTGCCCTAAATTTGGTGCATTTCCATCAGCAGTTGCAGTTGGAACAGTTACCTCACCAATAAAAGACCCAAGTCCAGTTACCGATAAGTTACGAGTAGCTTTAAGATCTCGACCAACTTCTAAATCCTCAACAAGTACAACTGTATCAGGTAAGTCAATAGTAATTGAACCATTATTTACTGCGTTTTCAGTTACAAGTATTCTATCTACAGAACCACCAATAAATGACACAGTAGATTTAACACCTGAACCAGTGCCTCCGGCAGTTAAACTTAATACAGCATTATTAGTGCCTCCGGCAGAAACTGGTAATGTATATGTTTCATTATTGTCAGCAGAGTTATAAGTTACAAGTTTAGTGGCACTATTAAAAGTAACACTTGACCCCCCAGTAGCTCCAAACCTAATACCTTCTGTATCTTCTGCAGTAAACTCTAATGTTCCTGCACTATTTTTAATAGGAAGAGAAGTATCGTTGTCGTTTGGTAGTGTAATTGTTTTTACATTAGCACCAGTAACGTGTCCAGTAGCATTCGTTGAAACACTATCGATAACAGTAAAAGCCGTTCCGTGCGTAGGACTATCTGAAGATGAAGTATCTGTCCTTGCTGTATCATTATGACTTATAGTTAAAGTATCAGTAGCTGAAACAACACTTGATAAATAAGAACCTCCAGATATAAGAACAACATTGTCGTTACTAATAGTTTGATTTGTACCACTATCTCCAGATAAAATCCAAGAGTCCGTGCTTTTACCAATTGTAACCCAATTGTTTGAACCTGTGTGATACTTTAAAACGTTTATATCCGTTCTATAAATTAACTGACCAACACCTGATAAATCAGTTTGGTCTGAAGTTCTGTTATCTACTTTAAAGTCTAGTAATTGATTATTATTAAGATCAATTCCCACTAAATAAGCTATTGCCATAATACTATTATTTTAATTGAATGTTACAGTTCCAGTAACTAAACTCGTAAAAGTTAGTGTACATTGATTTTCTGTGTTATATTTTACGTCTCCAAAAATTTGATTACCAGTTGAAGACTGAATTATTGATACCGATGGAAATTTATTTAAGTCATGATTTATCACATAAACTAAAGACTCGCCATTTAAATTTGCTACCTTATTTGCATCACCTTCTCTTGCGGAATCAAACCTTAATAAAGAAATAAAATATTCATCATCCTCTTTTAGTACACCTCCACCAGTTTTAAATTTAAGCGAAACCTCATACTCTAATTCATTGTCCCTTAATACAGCAGACTCCAAAGTATATATAGCCCAATTTTTTACATCATTACACTCTGTAAGTAAAATATCAGAACCAACAAGAGCGCCAGTTATAAAATTACTAACACCTACATAAGTACTTCTTAATTGAAATACTCCTAAATTCATAGAGGTAATTCCATTTAAAGGAACTGTTTCATTTCCACCGTCTTCGAAGGAAATACATCCAGTTTGATAATCTTCTGATCGATTATACTTATAACGTAAGTTCTGAGCATCTGCCCCAAAACTATTAATAAAATCAGCAACCAATTGTGCTGTGAAATTTTTTGTCTGTTGCTTATTGACAGAATCTGAACCGATCCACTTATCCGCGGCAACAACAGGTGTATTATTTACATATGAACTAATTCTTGCCATTTAATTTTTTTATTTTCTATTCTCAGCACTTGTGCCATAGTAATAAGCAAAAATATTACTAATTACAACTCCCTCAATCATACCCATTAAATGAACAAATAAATCGTTATCTAAAACAGCAGGTATGTAAACAACAGCATAGATCATAAAAATAAAAGAAAACAATCCGGTAAGTCCAGTAGCTAGCATCATCCAGTCTTGTTTTTGAGTTTTTGCAATTTCAACCTCTCTGCTTCTTGCCGAATCTCTATCAGCAACTTCAAGGGCATACATTTCCTGTATATACTTATTTGCTACTTCCTTATCTTCAGGTGAAATACTTGGATCCCCTTTTATAAGCTTACTCACCATACCTAATAAACCAGCATCAGGAAGTATATCACTTGCAACATCTAATATTGAAGGTGCAATTTTACCAAGAAATTTACCTAACTTAGTTTCTTTGAATGGTTTCTTTTTACTCATTGTTTTGTAATTTTTTTCAACCAGGTTTTTCCATAAGCATTTAAGCCTTTTTCTTAACGCAGTTGTTTACCATTTTTGTTTTACCACCAGCAGTCTTTTTACCACTTGGTGATTTTTTCATTCCTTTAGCTTCGTAGCCTTTCCAACACTTTTGCTTGTATGCCATATTTTAAATATAAGAATTGTAAACAGTTATTGTAATAACCTCGTTCTCCATACCTTCCAGTGCCTTGTTGAACCTATCGAGTGCGTCACCACTTGACAACGCGTCATAGTATCCGTCAGAATTAAGTTTACCTAAAAAAGAAGCAGGAGCAATGCAACCATTTATCTGATCCCAAAAATTAGCTGCATGTATCTTACATTCCGATCTATTCGGAACTTCCTTTATTTCCCAACACATTCCAAACTTTGGAGAATGCTCGAAAACTAATGGATATGTTCCTGCAGGAATATTTGACACGTTCTTTTGATTGTTTCTGTCACCTCTTTCAATACAGGGACTTAAGTATACTGGCTGACCAGTTTCCTCTAAAACAATTAAAGATCCTGTAGACTGATTTTCATCTGACCAAACTCTTTGAAGAATAACTTTTCTACTCATTTTTTTTATTATCGCGGTACATTATCCACCATTTATTTACCGTGTATCCTATTACAACAGCAGTTAGTATTATTTTTAGACCTATTTCGATTGCAGTAAAATTGAGGGCTATTGCGACCCCATTTAACATATATATTTTCACGTCTGTCATTTTCATTTGAATATTATTACCAAACAGCTACGCAGAAATTCTGTGCAGACGCTGTTGTATTTGTCGTATAAAGATTTGTTATCTGTATTGGCAGATAGCTACCAACTTTAAAGTTTTTGAAAATAACATCTGCTCCTGATGTTGTTTTAACTGAAATGTCCACATACCTAGGGTCTGCAGTTCCTCCTGCTGATCCACTAATGTTTTGCTTAATTTCAGAATTGCTTCCAACATAAAGAAGACAACCCTCTGAAGAATTTATTCTTGAAGAACCATTTGGCCCTCCTAAAAATGCTGTATAATTATCACCAGAAACAAAGATGTCTTCTGATACTGATATAACAGTATTACTATCAATAGCAGTTACTATTGCTGATGTTTTGTCTGTTGTGTTGTAAATGATATCATTAACACTTACGCTGGAAAAATTTGCATTTGTATCTGTTAACTTCCCTGCGGAAGTTCCGGTTGATTGACCGCTTTTCTTCGGTAGATCCGAAGATGGTATTGGTAATGAATCACTAGCTATAATCTCTAAAGCCAGTCCTGTATTTACAGTAATCTTTGGGTATGCCATTATTTTTTATTTAGAGGGTTAAAAATCTCTTTTATCTTTTATAAGGAAACGCACGATTAAGAGCGTCTTTTCTGCCTTTACATCCACAATCCTTACCTGTTGCTTCTGATATTTTATCTACTACTTTTTTTATACCCGTAGCTTGGGTGAACTTTTCTACACTATCCCCAAAACCTCTTGAAGTTTTAGTTACTACTGTTATGGCTTTCCTAGTCATTTCTTAAGGGGTTATATTTTCTGTAAATCTTAATATGCTGCACCTTGCTTGACATTGTGATTTCAACAGGTTTTTTCTTCACCTCCTTTTTTTTTGTAACAGGTTTTTTTGCCATAGTATAAAATTTTAATTATTAATCCAACTAACACAAATATACAAATATTTATCTCAATCTTTTGGGTTGAATAAAAACCTAATACCTTAATTTACTTTTTTGACTTAGCCCCTGAACATTTCCACCTCTTACGAGATAAATTGTTTGGAGTATTCGGGTCGTTTTGCTTACTCATAGAAAGACCTTTTTTTATACCAAGAC